TAAATAGGGCGAGTAAAGTGGGCATTTGACCAGAAGCCGAAATACATAGCACAAGTCGATGGAAATGTCAAGACTTTTTACCGAAAGTTCTTTCTTTTTCTTTCAGACTGTGCTATACTATAAGCGCCACACAATCTAATATGTTCAAGTCGTTTAGGGAAAACTGCTTTGGTAAAAAGTGTTTTCTCTCTTTACTCATTTCATTTGTCCCTTTGCGGCTTGATTGAGATTGTGTGGCAACAATGAGGGTTGACACTTTTTCAGTGCGTCTCTCGTTGTGGGGGCGCACTTTTTTAATGCCCTCGGAAAGGATGGGATAATGAGATGAGAAAGTTCTTGGCAGCGTGCATGGCGATTGTCATGATATTTACGATTGCAGGTTGCAGTTCAGAGGGGCATGAAGGAGAAGCTAAAACTCCATCGGGTTCCAGTATTCAAAAAGGCAAGGATTATCAAAAAGTAGTTGACGAATTTGAAAGTAGTGGTTTCACAAACATCAAACTTGAAAAACTTGACGACCTTGTTACCGGTTGGCTTACAAAAGACGGTGAGGTTGAATCTGTTTCCGTAGATGGCGATACTGGATACTCTGCTGATACTTGGTATCCGGCTGATGCCGAGGTCGTAATCACATATCACACATTCCCGGAAAAAGAAACTTCTGAAACAGATAGCGAATCCGTTTCAACCGAAGAGCCTGCTGTTGATATTTTGACAGTAGATAATTCTCCAGAATTGGCAGCAATGCTTTCTCTTAAAGCAGATATGGATCAATCGTATGCCGATTTTGCAGAGGCTTATAAGAATCAGGTTATTGAGTTTGATGGCTGTATTACCTATCTTACAAACCACGATAATTACGACACCCGATATGATTTGCTAATCAGTGCTGGAGACTATGTGGATGAAAATACTGCAAACCCTGGCCCAACTTTTAAGTTTAAGGATGTTGGTGTATATGATTTAGGAGACGGACTTACGCTTGCTGATTATATCAAAGTCGGCAGCAATGTAAGAATACAGGCTAAAGTGCGGAGCTACAATTCTGATACCGGTCTCTTTGAACTTGATCCAGTAAGTGTAGAAGCTCGATAACAAACAACTTTATATTTGACCGAGATGCTTAAACGGTGTCTCGGTCTTTTTTTATGCCTTTTTCCGCCGCGCGAAAAATACATCCCCTTTTATGAAGAGAGGAGTAAAAAAGCTATTTTTAAGAATAGACATTCTCTTTTCAGTTTTGAAAAAAAACTACATGAAAGGAGGCTCATTTGCCAATGCTCGAAAGTCAATTTCAATCGAAGCTCATTAAGGAGCTTAAGAAACTTTTTCCGGGTTGCATCGTGATGAAAAGTGACTCTGGATATTTACAGGGCATTCCTGATCTGCTTATTCTGTTCAATGACAAATGGGCTGCTCTGGAATGTAAACAACACGCTGGCGCAAAAAAGCAACCGAACCAAGAATATTATGTGGGCAAGATGGACGAGATGTCTTTTTCCAGATTTATTTGCCCTGAGAACAAGGAGGAAGTGCTGCATGATCTTCAACAATCATTCCAATCTTGAAGGGCAACACGCTTTTCTTGGTGCCAGCAAGTATCATTGGATTAACTATGATGAAACAAAAGTAGCCGATGCTTATTCAAAGTTTTTGGCCACACAGCGAGGAACCGTTCTACATGACTTTGCATGTCAATGTATCACTTTAGGGCAAAAACTCCCCAAGTCACAGAAAACATTGAACATGTATGTCAATGACGCAATTAGTTTTCGTATGGTGTCTGAACAGATTCTGTTCTATTCAGAAAATTGCTTTGGCACAGCTGATACGATTGTGTTTCGGAATGGTACGCTTCGTATTCACGATTTGAAGACCGGTGTCGTGCCGGCGCACATGGAGCAGCTTGAAATATACGCTGCTCTTTTTTGTTTGGAATACAAGGTGAAACCATCGGAAATCGAGATGGAACTTCGTCTGTATCAGAACAATGAAATTCTATATCACACGCCTACTGCCGAAGATATTGTTCCAATCATGGACAAAATTATTACCTTCGACAAGGTTATCAGAAAAATCAAAGAACAGGAGGGTTAAACCATGAGTCTCACGGATGATATTTTAATGCATTACGGTATGCCCAGAAGGTCTGGTCGTTATCCTTGGGGTTCGGGTGATAACCCTTATCAACACAGCGGCGATTTTCTCTCTCGTGTGGAAGAACTGAAAAAGTCCAATTTCACCTTTACTGACAAAGATGGAAAAACTTACACAGGAGAAGTAGCCATTGCAAAATCTATGGGCTTGAGTACAACCCAATTTCGTACCCAGATGAGCCTTGCGAAGGATGAACGCCGTTCTGCTGATGTCGCTACGGCTAAGGCTCTTCGTGCTAAGGGTTATAGTTTGAATGAAATCGCTGACAAGATGGGCTTCGCTAACGATTCTTCGGTTCGCTCGCTTTTGAATGAGAGTTCCGAAGCTCGTATGAATCAGGCAAAGCAGACCGCTGAATTTCTGAAAAAACAGATTTCGGAAAAAGGCATGATCGATGTCGGAACCGGAGTCGAAAGAGAGCTTGGTATTTCGAAAGAGAAAATGAACCAGGCTCTTTATATTTTGGAAATGGAAGGCTATCCCATCTATGGCGGCGGTGTCCCTCAGGTAACAAACCCGGGTAAGCAAACAAACATCAAAGTCCTTTGTCCTCCCGGAACAGAGCACAAGGAGATTTATAATTTTGAGAATGTTCATTCTGTCAGAGATTATGTATCTCATGATGATGGCGAGACATTTGATAAATTTGTCTACCCCAAGAGCATGGACTCAAGCCGTTTGAAAATCCGTTATGCAGAAGATGGCGGTATTCAGAAAGACGGTGTTATCGAAATCCGTCGTGGTGTAGACGACTTGTCTCTTGGTGATTCTCACTATGCTCAGGTTCGTATTCTGGTAGACGGCAACAGATATTTGAAAGGAATGGCTGTCTATTCTGATGATCTTCCTGATGGTGTGGATGTGATGTTTAACACCAATAAGAAAAAAGGAACTCCGACATCGGATGTTCTGAAGAAGGTCAAGGATGATCCTGACAATCCATTTGGTTCCCTTATCAAAGCCGGTGGGCAGAGTTACTACATTGACTCTGATGGTAACCGGCAGCTTTCCCTTATCAACAAGCGTGCTGAAGAGGGTGATTGGGGTGAATGGGCAGATAAACTCCCATCCCAGTTTCTTTCCAAGCAGAGTTTGAGCCTGGTTAATAAGCAACTGAATCTGGCGGCGTCCGATAAGATGGCTGAGTTTGACGAGATCTGCTCACTGACCAATCCGACAGTCAAGAAATCACTGTTGAAGTCCTTTGCGGATGATTGCGACTCCGCTGCTGTACATCTTCAGGCGGCTGCGCTTCCTCGTCAGAAATATCAGGTAATTCTACCTATCACTTCGATGAAAGACAACGAAGTGTATGCTCCGAATTATAAGAATGGTGAAACGGTAGCATTGGTTCGTTATCCGCATGGCGGCACTTTTGAGATTCCTATCTTAACCGTAAACAACAAGCAGGCAGAAGCTCGCCGAATTCTGGGTAACACACCTAAAGATGCCATCGGTATTAACAGCAAGGTTGCGGAACGCCTTTCCGGTGCTGATTTTGATGGCGATACCGTTATGGTCATTCCCTGTAACTCCAGTAAAAGCAAGGTCAAAATCACATCTACTCCTCCTCTGAAGGGGCTTGAGGGATTTGACCCTAAACTGGAGTATGGCGGAAAACCTGCTGGTACTTTCAAGCCTATGAAGAACACACAGAAAGAGATGGGTGTCATTTCTAATCTGATTACTGACATGACTTTGAAGGGTGCCACACAGGATGAACTTGCAAGAGCGGTTCGCCATAGCATGGTGGTTATTGATGCTGAAAAGCACAAGCTGGACTATAAACAGAGCGAGATTGACAATGGCATCAGCTCTTTGAAAAAGAAGTATCAAGGCACGGTTGATGAGGATGGAAGATACCATGAGGGCGCTTCAACTCTGATTTCCCGTGCTAAATCTGAAACTTCGGTCACCAAGAGACAAGGCAGTCCCAAAATCGACGAAAAGACAGGCGAATACATATGGAAAGATGTAGATGACCCTGTTTATGTCGACAAGCGGACTGGTAAAGTCAAAGAGCGTACGCAGCCGAGCACTAAGATGGCTGAAGCAAAGGATGCCTATACCCTGGTCTCTGAAGCTGATACCCCTGTGGAGCGCGCTTATGCAAGCTATGCCAATAAGATGAAAGCCCTGGGTAATCAGGCTCGTCTTGAGATCCTCTCCACCGGAAAAGTACCCTACTCCGCCACTGCAAAAGAGGCCTATCAAGCTGAAGTTGACTCTTTGAATGCTAAGCTTAATGTAGCTTTGAAGAATGCGCCAAGAGAAAGACAGGCTCAGACTATGGCTAATGCGGTAGTAGCTGCTAAAAAACAGGACAACCCGGATATGACAAAGGGCGAACTCAAGAAAGCAAGCCAGCAGGCGCTTACTCAAGCTCGTGCCTCTGTTGGTGCAAAGCGAGAGACCATCAAGATTACAGATCGTGAATGGGAAGCAATTCAGGCTGGTGCTATCAGTGAAAATAAGCTTACCCAAATCATTGACAATGTGGACATTGACAGTCTTAGACAGCGCGCAACACCGAGAGCAACAACTACTCTCAGCACTGCAAAGCAGAATAAGATTGCTTCGATGAATGCTTCTGGCTACAGTACATCAGAAATTGCTGAAGCTCTTGGCATTTCTATAAGCACAGTGTCAAATTACTTGAATTGAAAGGAGTGACTGGCATGAATGGTTCTTGTGCCCTTACCACATTTGACAACCCTTACAATCCATTTGAACAGTTCTCCGATTGGTTCCTGTTTGATGTGGAAAAGGGTTACAACACTTGCGCTTATCTCGATCGAATTGCTCACACTTCTGACCAATTCTCTGAAGAAGAGAACAATCAAGAGATTGAAAGAGCGATTGACGAGATCATTCGTTACGACTTCATGAACATTTACAAGAAAGTTAAGAGAACGAAAACAACAAAAGCAGATAAGACTTGAACTATAGGTTGAGGTCTAATACT